GCGAACAGCTTGCGGCTGGACGGGCCGGACCACTCCATGATGCTCTGCACGGAGCCGTTGATACCCGTGGCGTAGCTCTGCGTACCGTTCCTGACGCGCAAATACGTTGCCTCGGGGAACATGTTGTCGAGGATCAGCGCGTCGGCCGGCTTCATGGCCGCAATGCCGTCGCGGAGGTTAAGCCCGCGCGTAGAGGCCGGGATTTGCACCGTTCCCATAGCCGGGCCCTGGATACGGCGCGGCGGCGTGCGGATGGGCGCGATGTAGGCCATTAGACGGACCAATTCCCCTCAGGAACGACAATGCCGGGCCGGCGAGCCCACCACCTGTCACCGCTCGCAAGGTTCTGTGTGGAGCGCGGCGAGTCGCCCGATAGTTCCTGCCTGCGCTGGAGGTCGAATTGCTCGTATGCCGCCTGCGAAGCCAGCCCTCGCGCATCAAGATAGCGGTACATAATGGCGAGCGTCATAATCCGCTCGGACAGCACGCCCGTATCGGTGTCGGCCAGCCATTCCGATTGTCCAACGCCCGCGTTTGATTGGCACCACAGGTTGGACGTGTAGGCAAAGGCGAACGTCTCGCCCGCTTCCGGGATCGGCTGGACGAGGATGTCATCCCCCTCCATGTAGAACACGTCCATCACCGGAAACGTGTCGAAAGCCTTCCAAGCCTGCCACAACTGCGGGTCAATCGGCCCCCACAGCGGGCGACGCGCCGATCGATTCCAAAAGGACTCGTCGAGCCACTTGCCAAGGTCTGTGGGCACCATGCCCGTCTGCGCTTCCTGGGCGAGCGTCGTGAACACCTTTTGCCGACGCAGCTTCCGCCAGTCGCCATACTTCATAAGCTCGGTGCCTTCCTCGTTCGCAAAGGAAAGCATTTGCTGCACGGTGGCATCCGTGGACGTGACCACGACGTTAGGCACCGGCTCACCAACGCGCCGGCAGACGTTGGCAATCATCGTGAGCAAACTCATGCTTGCCACCTCGTATTGAAGGCGCCGCGCCACTGTTCAGGCAAATAGCGCGGGTCGGTCATGGCGTCATAGGGCTCGGAAATGGTGCCGGGCGCCGGTTCCGGGCCACCCCAGCCCTGCCCGCCGGCCTGCTGTTCCGGCATCGGCGCGGGCTGCGCGGGCATCGGAGCCGAAGCAGGCATAGGCGCGGGAGCCGGGCGCGGCTGCATGTAGCGGTCCATCGGCAGAGAGCCGCCGGGCTGTTCAAACGGTGGCAGCGCCTGCGCGTTCCGCAGGCCCGAATACGGCGGCAGGAACGCATAAGGATTGCTCGGCATGGGAGACATCCCGCCACCTTGAGCCGGAGCGGACGAATTGGCCGGAACACCGGCCATCAGGCGCGCAAGCCGCTGGCGGGGTTTCTCATCCATCATGCAGCCTTTCGAGGGCGACCAACCGGGCGCGATACATGCTCTGACGCGAACGCACCCGCCGCATCCGCAGGCATCGGCGCCGGCTCGATCTGGTGTTGCGCCATGAACTCGCGCATGGCGTTGCGGTCGTCCTCGGCTTCCTTGGTCAGCCGCTCGACTTCAGCCGAAAGCCGGGCGTTTTCCTTTGCCAGCTTTGCGCCCTCGCCGTTCAGGGAGGCGACGAACGCCGCAGCGGTCGCGCGCAGTTTCGGACCGTCCGGCCCCAGCTTGTGAATGTTCTCGTCCGTCAGCTTGGCAAGATCCTCGACGCTGAACACGTTGATTGACTTGCACTTGGCGATCTGGCCGACGCTGATGCCGCCCGCCCAGCCTTCCAGCGCGTAGCCGTCAGTCACAGCCTCAAGGCCGTCTTTCCAGCGGTTGTAATGGGGCTCCAGGGCATCCCAGACGCAGGGCTGTGCATCGGGCCTGCCGCGCATTGCCTTGGCGTCCTTGACCAGCCGGGCGACCTTCTCGGACTTCTCCCAATTGGCATAGCCGCGCTTGCCCCACGACGCCCAATGGACGGCGTCGAGGCCCCCGCTTTCGTTCTCCACATGATCGACCCAGAACTTGAAGGGCACCACCGCGAGGTCGTTGCGGTCTTCCTGCTTCGCGTCGAACATGCATTCTCCTTGTGTTGTAGAAAGAAAGGGAAGGAGCCGAAGCCCCTTCCCTGCCCCGTTAGTACGGGAAATCGCACATCACGATCTTGGCCGACGCATCCACCGCGTAAGCGCAGATCGAGTCGGTGACAGCGGCGGACACGTCGAGCGTGCCGTCCGTCGAGCCAACCGGCGTCAGGGCGTTGCCGTCGGCGCCAGCCGTGAGAGCCGTGGTGAGCGTCGCCGGTCCCTTGATCTGGACCCAGCAATACTCGCCGTCAGCCGGAGCCGACTGCAGCACACCCGCGCCAAGGCCGGCCGAGTCGGACAGGTCCGACGTGACGACCGTAGTAGCGCCCGCCGACGCGCCCGAGGGAGCGTAGTAGTAGCAGACGTTACCCGAGACGGCGGCCACAGAGCCCGCGCCAGTGTCGTACTGGACGAACTTGTAAATCTTGCCGCTTGACGCGACGTAGTGGTCGCCGACACCAGCCGGCCCCTGCAGGGCAAGCTGGGTCGAGTCGTAGGTTGCGGTGATATCCGCGCCAACAAACTGAGTCATGTTGCGTTCTCCTTACGAGGCATCGAGCAGGATGCCCTGCAGCGAACGGTTCGAGCAGACGAGATTGCCCATCCACAGCATCGGGATGACGACCGCGTCCTGGTTGACGGAAACCTTGTCGTCCATCTGCGACCAGTTGGCATCGCGATGAACCACCAGGCCCAGATAGTCGGTGTTCAGGAAGTACATCTTCTCAGCCGTGGTCGAGAAGTTGCTGTTGCTGTCGAAGATCACGTCGGCATCGACGTACTTCAGGGCGCGGAAGCCGGCGGTCGCCTCGTCCTTGTCGTTGGTGTAGCGCTGCTGATCCTGCAGCGACTCCCAATACATGGCGAAGAAGTCGTGGCTGGAGACGATCAGGTCAGGCTTGTCGGCGCCACGAACGAGGCTGAGATACAGCGTGTTCATGAAGCCCTTGATATTCGACTTCGTTACCAGATTTGTGCCGGTCGCTTCCAGGAACTGGTTGCGCCAGAACGTGTAGGTAGCCGAGTTGATGCCGCCCACGGTGCCTTGACCGTTGGTCTGGATGATGTAGGCGAGGCCGCCCATCTGGTTGGTCAGCGCGCCGTCGGAGTACACGTCAATCGACATGTAATTCGCAGCGGTGCGAACGGCGTTCTTCAGCTTGGCCTTGGACAGATTGAAGATCGCGTTGTCGCCGCTGTTCATGCGGAGTTCGCGACCGGAGGCGGTCACGTTGACCGCAGCCTGCATCCAATCGTACTTGGCGGCCGTCAGAACCTGCGTCTGGCCGATGTTCAGCGAGTCATACCCGCTATAACGCTGGTACGTGCTGTTGTTGGCGTAGTCGAGGTTTCGGACGATCTCATAGCCGCCGTCCTCCAGGTCGATCTTGCCCTTGCGCTTGAGATAGCGCCACAGGGCGTTGTTCTGGCTGACGTTGTCGGCGATTTCCGACGGGTGGTTACGAAGCGTCGAGGTGACAAGCTCCGTGAAGACTGAGCTAGGCGATGCCATTGCGTGGTTTCCTTAACCGCGCGCCCGGATTCCCCTGAATGTCGCCGCCATCGAGTCTTCCCAACTGCCGCCCGCCTTGGCTACGACACCCACGCTTCCCGGTTTACGGGAGAGTGTGGAGAGTTTCGCGGCCTTTGCGGTTTCCGCCTTCTGCTTCTCCAGGGCCTCGGCTTTCGCCTTGGCTTCCTGTTCCGCTCGAATAAGCGTGCTGACTTCTGGGTGAGCCTTTGTCGCCATGTCGTAAAGCGCGTCCAAGTCCATTCCGGGCTCGTAGAGCTTCACCATCAGCGCCTCTACCTTGTCGAAGTGCGGGGCCTTCGCTTTGAAAGCCTCGATCTTCTTCTCGGCATCGGTCAGCTTCGCCTGTTCGGCAGCCTGTTGCTGTGCGGTCAGATGGGATTTGATGGCGCTCAATTCCTGAGAGAGCGCGTTGAATTGCGGGTCCGGCTGCCCCTGCATGGGCTGGCCAGAAAACGCGGCTCGAATATCAATCCCGTACATCTGCGCGATTTGCTGCAGTCCACGGACACCATCAGAGGCGAGAAGCTGGTCGGCTGCCGCCAGTCGCCGGAAATACTCCGGGGCCGGGGCGTTTACCTGCCTCAGTCGATCCTGAATGCCTGTCGCGACTTCTTCAAACGCGGATAGGGACTTGAGCCGCTCCCCGTCGGTCGTGATCTTCTTGTGGATCTCGCCTTCCCGGCTGGCCCAGAACTCCTGAACCTTGGGTGGAAGCGTGGCCCACTCTGCTCTCACGTCCGCCGGCAGGGACTGCGGCGCCTCGATGGCCGACTTGGTCGGTTCGGGCGGCGCAGCCTCGGGGCTGCCGGGTACTTGTAGCGCGGGCGTCGCGGGTGTCGCGCCTGCCTTTGCCTGAAACTTGCCATCCTCGCCCTGTGACGGGCGCGCGGCCTTGATCCTCTCAAACTCCGCTGCCAGCGTGTCGTCCATCGACCTTTCGACGGGCGCTTCGACTACCGCTTCAGGAGCGAGCGTCGATACTTCGGCAACGGCAATCTCTGTGTCGCTCATATGTTAACACCCGTTAGGTGGTTATTCAACGCCTGAACTCGGGCTCGGCACGCGGCGTCCACTCGCGCCCGTGCGCTTTGGCCCGCTTCTTCGATTCGTAAGTCGGCTTGTATTCGCCAGGATCGACCACGCGGCAGCCGGTGCGCTTCAGGTCCTCGCGCTGGGCGGCGCGTCCGTCGATCATCTTCTTGCTCGCCATGCTCATGTACGGGGCGATGTCGCGGACAAGCTGCGGCGTCGGCACGAAGTCGCCACGGGTCTGCATGGGCTGGCCGGTGGTCTTGGATACCCACTGGTCGCCGCGTAAGACGTAAGTGTCCCTCACTTCGGCGGCCCCTTCCGGCGCTTGGCCTCCAACGCCTCCAGCCCCTGCGCGTGGCTCTCGCGGCCCATCTCATGAGCGCGGGCCTGCTGATCCACGGCGAGCGCGTGCTTGCCTGCGGTGAACGTGGCGTCCGCCTGCAGCTTCTGCATCTCCATCGCGTGCGTCTCGCGGGCGCGCTGCTGTTCGGCCTGCATCTCCTGCATCCGCATATCGAACTCGGCCTGCTTTAGTTGGGCCTCCTGCGACATGGTCTGCTGGTCAATCTGGCCCTGCATCTGGGTCTTGGCGATTTCCGCCTGTGCCTGCTGCTGCGCGGTCTGAGCCTTGATCTGCTCGACCTGTAGCTTGGGATCGGGCTGCGGCGGCGCGGGCGGCTCCTTAGCCTTGGCGTCCAGGCGCTTCTGCCATTCGTCGAGAATGTGATCCGCCTGCCGCCCTAACTTGAAGTTGCGGGCGAACGTGCGGGCCAAGCCCACGGCTTCGGGCGGCGTCATGTAACCAGCCTGCACCGCAGGCCCAACCGCCTCGAAGTACGAGCCCAGCCCCTGCACGAAGCCGCCGACGTTCTCCTGCTGTTTGCCCAGATCGGCCTTGATGGTGCCGTCCGTCTCAATGTCGATATTGAATTCGCGGCTGATGTCGGTTTTCAGCAGCTTCACCTGCTCCGGCGTAAGCGCGATGCCCGTCATCGCCTCCAGTTCTTCCGGCGTGAAATGCTCGGCCATCAAATCGGCCGTCATCCGCATAAGGTCGCGGGCGTGTAGCTGAATGTCCTGCTGCGCGCTCTGCAGACGGAGGCTGCCCCACTGTGCCTTCAGTTCCTGCGCGCCGAGCGTCTCGCTGGCCTTGGTCGAGCCCCGGAGAATGTCGGCAACGCCGGTCAGTTCGTAGATGACCTGCTTGCACATCTCGCGGCTCTCATAAAGCTGCTTCAGCGTAGCAACCGCCTGTTCGATGGGCATAAGCCAGAAGGCTTTTTCAATGTCGCCCTGTACCAGCGCGCGGGCCGCGTCCGGCGCCGGGGCCATCTCGCCCTCGTCGAGGTTCTTCATGGCCTTGACCGCGTTCTCGAACGCGCCGTCGTAGATGCCACGGAACTTGATTGCGTTGATGAGCGCCCCGATACGCCGGGTGAGGCTGTTCATTTCCGCCTGCTGGGCCTGCCACACCATGAACGGGCAGATAGGAACCTGCGTATCTGTGGTTTCGATGGCGAGGCGCGGCTTCGGAATCGGGAAGAAGCCGAGCAGCTTATAGGGGTCGTCCTCGATCTTCAGCGGCCCCTGGTCGTAGCTTTCGGCCAGCCAGTAGATCTTGCGCTTGGAACGGTCCCAAATCTCCCACACGTTCGCGCGCTTGAACGTGTCCGGCGTCAGCGCGTCTTTGTCGGGTTGGCCCTCTACGGTGGCGTCAAGGTTGACCTTCCACGCAAGTTCCTCGTTCAGGCCCTCCAGTTCGTCGCGCGTGAACACCCAATGGAAGGCGATCCACGGCGTATCCTGCCACCGCTTGGCCGGTCCAAGGCGGAAGTCGTCCCAGATCACCGGCTCCCAAGTGATGTGCTTCGACACCACGGCGCCGGGGATTTCGTTGCCGGTTTCCTGATCCGTCTCATCCGGGCCGTTGACCAGATTGAGCCGCAGGCGCGTGACGGCGCGGCCCAGCAATTCCCGGTCCTTGACGGCCGACTTCAGCGCGTCGTCGTAATCGTATAGGTCGGACTGAACCGATATGGCCCGCTCGATGGTCTGGCTGACGTTGCTGCGGTCCTTGTTCTTCCGCTCGGCATCCGCCTGGGCCATTGCCGTGGCCTGTGCGGCCATTTGCTGGGCTTGCGGGTCGTTCTGCGGCACCGGAGGCGGTTCCACCGGCATAGCCTCGCCAAAGCGCGCCCGAACGTCCACAGACGGCACGCTATTGTAGATCGCCGGGCAAACCGTCTGAATGTTTGCATAGAGAATGTTGAATTTGGCGGTGCGATACCCGTCTTTGTCGGACCGGAATTGCGAAATCGCCGTTTTGGCGTCCTCGCGCCAGTCGCGTTCCGTCTTGCCGGCTAGTTCGATGGCCGACATCCAATACTTATGAAAATCCTGCTGCGACTTGATGGTCTTGGCGAGGGTGTCCACCGTGCCGTTGTCGGCGCTGGTCACTTCGGAGGTTTGGCCGATCATGATTGCACCACCTGCAGTTGAGCGGCATAATCAACGGGCCGGTTCGCGTTGGAAGCGCGAGGTCCGGCCCTAACCACTCTCGCGAAGGAACCGCGACCATGGCTGCCACATCGGTAACACGAACGCTCGTCCCCCGTCGATTTTCCCTGCGTGAGAGGATCGAGCATTACTCCGTGCCCGACCAATCCACGGGATGCCGCCTTTGGACTGGCGGTGTTCTTAAGTCTGGCTATGGTCGGCTCACATGGGAGAGACGATCTCAGTTGGCTCATCGGCTGGCTTACGAGGTCGCGAATGGCCCCATTCCGACCGGGCTCTTCGTCTGCCACAGGTGCGACGTGCCCCGTTGTGTTGCTGCGGCCCATCTGTTCCTTGGCACTCCGGCAGACAACATGGCCGACCGAGACGCGAAGGGACGCCATGTCGCGCTTGTTGGTATTCGCCACAATTTCGCGAAACTGGATGATGCGGCCGTCCGCGCAATCCGAGCGGACAAGCGCTCTCATTCTGTGGTGGCCCGTGAGTACGGCGTCACACTTTTCACAGTGAGCAAGATTCGCCTTCGCAAGATTTGGAAGCATATCTAAGCGCCCTCTCGTTCTTTGCGGCGGAGAGTTTGTTTTTCGATCATCTCTTTGATGGAGAGGTTCGAGGTAATCGCGCCCTCGGGGGTGCCGATGAAGAAATCCACCGTGGACTTGGCCGGCGGTTCGGCTGCCTTGATGGCTCTCCAGCCGACAGCCAGATAGCGATAGGCGTCGGCCGGGTTAGATGCCCAATCGTGGAGCGGCGTCGGCTTGAATACCTTGCGCTCCTCGTCGTATTCGGCGCGGTACTGCCTCAAGCCCTCCAGGCCCTCGGCGCACTTCACGCGGTCAAAGCGCGACAGGGGGATGGTCAAGCGGCCGGCGTTGATGCCGTCCATGCGTGCGTGATCCGGCACAAGTTCAGGCTTCAGGCCGAGCCGGCGCATGGTTTCAACGCGGGTTCGGCCAGTGCCCCACTCGCGGACCATCGCATCGTGAGGGACGAGACACGGGCCGTAGGTGTGGCCCTTCTTCTCCATGACTTCGGCGTAATGCTCCACACCGACGCCGGATGCCTCGTAGAAGTCCACGACGTTCACGCCGCCGGCCATGATCTGAAAGAACCAGATGGCTGTGCTGTCCTTCACGCCCAAGTCCCACGCGGTATAGACGGGCAAGTCAGGATCGACCGGGACATCGCAGATGCGGCCATCGCGCTCTGCCTGGGCCATTTCCTTGCCCCAATACGCGCCTTGGATAGCCGCCTCGAACGAACACTCGAATTCCTGCTCGTACTGCTCCGGGGTCATCAGCTTGCGCGCGGCGGTCAGTTCCTCGGCGTCCACAAGGCCGGTTTCGGAGGCCCGGAGCAGAACGGAATACCAGTCG